AAAATCACAGGAGGAAAAAATATGACGCCGAACGACTATCAGCAGGCAGCTCTTCGCACAGCCCCAGGAGATTTACCGCCTAAAAGAATTCTGCTCAATGGCTTAATGGGTCTGAACGGAGAAGCCGGCGAAGCAATTGATATTTTGAAAAAGCATCTGTTTCAGGGGCACGAATTGGACACTGCACATATGGCTAAAGAGCTTGGTGATGTGGCTTGGTATCTCGCAGTAAGCGCAAATGCTATCGGCTACGATCTCGAAACCATTATGCAGATGAATGTTGACAAACTGAAAGCCAGATATCCGGATGGCTTTGACACCGAGCACAGTCTGCACCGTAACAAGGATGATATTTAAGGAGGGTTTTCTATGAATGAACAGTTCGGAGAAAAGGTAAAAGCTATTTTCGATAGTATTACCGTTCTTCAAGCAAAAGACAGTGATTTGAAACGAGATAACGCCAACATCAACGGTGATTCCCCTATGGGGGCTATGCTGCAATATGGTGCCAATACTGCCAAAGAGTACAATCTGGAGTATTTGGTACGCCCTGAAATTGCAAAGCTGCACCGTGACGGTTGGATTCATATACATGACCTGGACTTCTATGCGTGGACGACCACTTGCACGCAGATCGAGCTTCGTAAGCTCTTCAAGAACGGATTCAACACCGGACATGGACACCTGAGGGCACCGAAAAGCATTGGCTCTTATGCAGCCCTGGCTGCTATCGCCATCCAGTCAAATCAGAATGACCAACATGGCGGGCAGAGCGTTGTGGATTTCGATTATGCTATGGCTGAGGGCGTCCGTTACACCTATCAGAAGTACCTGAAAGAGGGTTATGAGATCTGCAAACGCCTCAATGACCTGAAAGATAAGGAATGGATTCTGGACTATGCTATGGAAAAGACCACTCGTGACACCTACCAGGCGATGGAGGGGCTGATTCACAATCTAAACACCATGCATTCCCGTGCAGGCGCTCAAGTCCCGTTCAGCTCTATTAACTATGGTACAGATACATCCTGGGAAGGTCGCCTCGCTATCGAGCAGCTTCTTCTTGCTACAGAGGCAGGACTCGGAAACGGCGAAACTCCTATCTTCCCGATTCAGATTTTCCGAGTCAAGGAAGGTGTCAACTATAATCCGGACGATCCGAACTACGATCTATTTGAATTGGCGATGAAGGTAAGTGCCAAAAGACTCTTCCCGAATTTCGCTTTCATTGATGCGCCATTCAATCTCCAGTATTATAAGCCCGGTCATCCTGAGACAGAGGTTGCATATATGGGCTGCCGAACTCGTGTAATGGGAAATGTTTACGACCCGTCTCGTGAGATCGCTCCTGGCAGAGGCAATTTGAGTTTTACCTCTATTAACCTGCCCCGACTTGGCATTGAGTCCAAAGGCGACTACCTTACTTTCTTCAAACTGTTGGATAAAATGCTCGATGCGACGATGCAGCAGCTTCTCGACCGATACAAAATTCAGGCTTCGAGAATTGTTCGTAACTTCCCATTCCTTATGGGAGAAGGTGTCTGGATGGACTCTGACGGGCTTTCTCCTGATGACACAGTCGGAGAGGTCTTAAAGCACGGGACGCTGTCTATCGGCTTCTGTGGGCTTGCAGAGTGCCTTGTAGCGCTTAACGGCAAGCACCACGGTGAAGATGAGTTTTCTCAGGAACTTGGCTTGCGTATTGTCGGTTATATTCGTGACTACTGCAATCGCAAGAGCACTGAACTCGGTATGAATGTGACCTGTCTGGCTACTCCCGCTGAGAGTTTGGCTGGGAGGCTGCTTCGATCTGACAGGGAAAGATATGGAATTATCAAAGGCGTTACCGACCGTGAATACTACACCAACAGCTTCCATGTTCCGGTATATTACCATCTCCCTGCACTTAGGAAAATCGATGTTGAAGCACCGTATCATGCTCTTACCAACGCCGGTCACATTTCTTATGTTGAGTTAGATGGTGACCCGACTAAGAACCTTGCCGCATTCGAGCGGGTTGTAAGGCACATGAAAGAAGCTGGCATTGGCTATGGCAGCATCAATCATCCTGTGGATCGCGACCCTGTCTGCGGCTTCAACGGAATTATCAACGATACCTGTCCCTGCTGCGGACGGGGTGAGACTGATGGCATTCCGTTCGAACGAATCCGTCGCATCACTGGATATTTGGTTGGAACTCTCGACAAGTGGAATAATGCCAAGCGTGCGGAGGAGCGGGATCGTGTCAAACATGAAGTTGATTCGAATTTCGGGAATTGAGCCGGAGTCTATTGTTGATGGAGAAGGAATCCGGTATGTGATATTCACACAAGGCTGTCCGCATCAGTGTCCCGGCTGTCACAATCCTCAAACTCACCCTTTTGGTGGTGGAAAACTCGTGTTGATAGAAGATATACTCGATGATATTTCAAAAAGAAAAGATTGGATAGATGGCATCACCCTTTCCGGAGGCGAACCATTCTGTCAGATTTACCAGTGTGCTCTGATCGCTGAGAAAGCTCATGAGATGGGACTTAGTGTTTGGTGCTACACTGGTTATCTTTTTGAAGACTTGTACGGACAGGGCGCCGATCTACTGAAGCATATTGATGTACTCGTCGACGGACCGTTCGTACAGGCTGAAAAATCGTTGGAGCTTAAATTCAAAGGAAGCTGTAATCAGCGTGTAATCGATATTCCGGAAAGCTTGAAAGAAGGCGTGGCAATCTTGAAACAAACTTAGAAGAAAGGAGTACCTGCATCATGGCAAATACAACTAACCCTCGACGAAATGCCGAAGGATATTCTGACCCGACCGCCTATGAAGCTCTCAAAAACATTGAGCGTGAAGAAGATGAAAGATTTCACAGACTGCTGCATACACTGTTTTACTTGTGTGAATTGGCTGGCTTTGAGATTGAAGGTCGAATTATTCTGGTTGATAAACGGAACGGACGGGTTTGGAGATGAGAGAAATGAGTCCGTACTTACTTGAAAAATGGGTAAATTTTAGCCCACTTTTAGTTGGTGGATTTGGGCAAAAGCCCGGTTTTGAAAAATTTTTGAGCGTGTACGGACAATTTTCTCGAAAAAAGCCCAGAAAAAGTGGGCAAAAGCCCGGTTTTGAAAACCAAAAGTGGGCAGAAAAATTTGTAGGCATTTTCTGAAAATGGCACTTTTTAGGCGTTTTTTGCCCCAAAATGGCCGATTTGCGCTGATTTGAAATTTTTCTTGTGAAAAAAGCCCACTTTCCCACTTTTATTTCTTATTTAATTGCGATAAAAAGTTTTAATAAATATATAAATAGGGCGAGAAAAGTGGGCATTTGACCAGAAGGCAAAATACATAGCACAAGTCGAGGAAAATGTCAAGACTTTTTACCGAAAGTTCTTCCTTTTTCTTTCAGACTGTGCTATACTATAAGCGCCACACAATCTAATATGTTCAAGTCGTTTAGGGAAAACTGCTTTGGTAAAAAGTGTTTTCTCTCTTTACTCATTTCATTTGTCCCTTTGCGGCTTGATTGAGATTGTGTGGCAACAATGAGGGTTGACACTTTTTCAGTGCGTCTCTTGTTGTGGGGGCGCACTTTTTAATGCCCTCGGAAAGGATGGGATAATGAGATGAGAAAGTTCTTGGCAGCGTGCATGGCGATTATCATGATATTTACGATTGCAGGTTGTAGTTCAGAGGGGCATGAAGGCGAAGCTAAAACTCCATCTGGTTCCAGTATTCAGAAAGGCAAAGATTATCAAAAGGTTGTTGAGGAATTTGAGAGTAGTGGATTTACCAATATCAAACTTGACAAACTCGATGATCTTGTTACTGGATGGCTTACAAAAGACGGCGAGGTTGAATCTGTTTCTGTAGATGGCGACACTGGATATTCTGCTGATGCTTGGTATCCGGCTGATGTCGAGATTGTAATCACATATCATACATTCCCTGAGAAAGAAACTTCTGAAACAGATAATGAATCCGTTTCAACCGCAGAGCCAGCTGTTGATATTTTGACAGTAGACAATTCTCCCGAATTAGCAGCAATGCTTTCTCTTAAAGCAGATATGGACCAATCATATGCCGATTTCGCAGAGACTCACAAGAATCGGGTTATTGAGTTTGATGGATGTATTACATATCTCACGAATCACGATGACTACAATACCAGATACGACTTACTTATTAGCGCCGGAGATTATGTAGATGAAAATACTGCAAATCCTGGTCCGACTTTTAAGTTTAAGGATGTTGGAGTGTATGATTTAGGAGACGGACTTACACTTGCTGATTATATCAAAGTTGGCAGCAATGTAAGAATCCAGGCCAAAGTGCGGAGTTACAATTCTGATACCGGTCTCTTTGAACTTGATCCAGTAAGTGTGGAAGCTCGATAACAAACAACTTTATATTTGACCGAGATGCTTAAACAGTGTCTCGGTCTTTTTTTTTATGCTTTTTCCGCCGCGCGAAAAAAACATGCCCTTTTATGAAGAGAGGAGTAAAAAAGCTATTTTTAAGAATAGGCATTCTCTTTTCAGCTTTGAACATTCACATGAAAGGAGGCTCATTTGCCATATGCTCGAAAGTCAATTTCAGGCGAAGCTCATTAAGGAGCTCAAGAAACTTTTTCCAGGTTGCATCATAATGAAGAGTGACTCTGGATATTTGCAGGGCATTCCCGATCTGCTTATTCTGTTCAATGACAAATGGGCTGCTCTGGAATGTAAGCAACACGCTGGCACAAAAAAGCAACCGAACCAAGAATATTATGTGGGCAAGATGGATGAGATGTCTTTCTCCAGATTCATTTGCCCCGAGAACAAGGAGGAAGTGCTGCATGATCTTCAACAATCATTCCAATCTTGAAGGGCAACACGCTTTTCTTGGTGCCAGCAAGTATCATTGGATTAACTACGACGAAACAAAAGTGGCCGATGCTTATTCAAAGTTTTTGGCTACGCAGCGAGGAACCGTTCTGCATGATTTTGCTTGTCAATGTATTACTCTGGGACAAAAGCTTCCCAAGTCGCAGAAGACATTAAACATGTATGTCAACGATGCAATCAGTTTTCGCATGGTGCCTGAGCAAATTCTGTTTTATTCGGAAAACTGCTTTGGTACCGCAGATACAATTGTGTTCCGAAACGGTACTCTTCGTATTCATGACCTTAAAACCGGCGTTGTGCCGGCACACATGGAGCAGCTTGAAATATATGCTGCTCTTTTTTGTTTGGAGTATAAGGTGAAGCCCTCAGAAATCGAGATGGAGCTTCGTCTGTACCAGAACAATGAAATTCTGTATCACACACCCACTGCCGAAGATATTGTGCCAATTATGGACAAGATCATTACATTCGACAAGGTTATCAGAAAAATTAAAGAACAGGAGGGTTAAACCATGAGTCTCACGGATGATATTTTAATGCATTACGGTATGCCCAGAAGGTCTGGTCGTTATCCTTGGGGTTCGGGTGATAACCCTTATCAGCACAGCGGCGATTTTCTTTCCCGTGTGGAAGAGTTGAAGAAGTCCAATTTCACTTTTACTGATAAGGATGGAAAAACCTACACAGGAGAAGTAGCCATTGCAAAATCTATGGGGCTGAGCACAACACAGTTTCGCACTCAGATGAGCCTCGCAAAGGATGAACGCCGTTCTTCTGATGTTGCCACTGCTAAAGCTCTTCGAGCTAAAGGTTACAGTTTGAATGAGATTGCTGACAAAATGGGTTTTGCTAACGATTCTTCAGTTCGTTCCCTCTTGAATGAGAGTTCAGAAGCTCGTATGAACCAAGCAAAACAAACCGCTGAATTTCTGAAAAAACAGATTGCGGAAAAAGGCATGATTGATGTCGGAACCGGAGTCGAAAGAGAGCTTGGTATCTCGAAAGAGAAGATGAACCAGGCTCTTTATATTTTGGAAATGGAGGGCTATCCCATTTATGGCGGTGGCGTGCCCCAGGTGACCAATCCAGGCAAACAGACAAACATCAAAGTCCTTTGCCCTCCCGGAACAGAGCACAAGGAGATTTATAATTTTGAGAATGTTCATTCTGTCAGAGATTATGTATCTCATGACGATGGCGAGACATTTGATAAATTTGTCTACCCCAAGAGCATGGACTCAAGCCGTTTGAAAATCCGTTATGCAGAAGATGGCGGTATTCAGAAAGACGGTGTTATTGAAATCCGTCGTGGTGTAGACGACTTGTCTCTTGGTGATTCTCACTATGCTCAGGTTCGTATTCTGGTAGACGGCAACAGATATTTGAAAGGAATGGCTGTCTATTCTGATGATCTTCCTGATGGTGTGGATGTGATGTTTAACACCAATAAGAAAAAAGGAACTCCGACATCGGATGTTCTGAAGAAGGTCAAGGATGACCCTGACAATCCATTTGGCTCCCTTATCAAAGCCGGTGGGCAGAGTTACTACATTGACTCTGATGGTAACCGGCAGCTTTCCCTTATCAACAAGCGTGCTGAAGAGGGTGATTGGGGTGAATGGGCAGATAAACTCCCATCCCAGTTTCTTTCCAAGCAGAGTTTGAGCCTGGTTAATAAGCAACTGAATCTGGCGGCGTCCGATAAGATGGCTGAGTTTGACGAGATCTGCTCGCTGACCAATCCGACGGTCAAGAAATCACTGTTGAAGTCCTTTGCGGATGATTGCGACTCCGCTGCTGTACATCTTCAGGCGGCTGCGCTTCCTCGTCAGAAATATCAGGTAATTCTACCTATCACTTCGATGAAAGACAACGAAGTGTATGCTCCGAATTATAAGAATGGTGAAACGGTAGCATTGGTTCGTTTTCCGCATGGCGGCACTTTTGAGATTCCTATCTTGACCGTAAACAACAAGCAGGCAGAAGCTCGCCGAATTCTGGGTAACACACCTAAAGATGCAATCGGTATTAACAGCAAGGTTGCGGAACGCCTTTCCGGTGCTGACTTTGATGGTGATACTGTCATGGTCATCCCCTGTAATTCTGGTAAAAGTAAGGTCAAGATTACTTCCACTCCTCCTCTGAAGGGGCTTGAAGGATTTGACCCAAAATTAGAGTATGGCGGAAAACCTGCTGGCACTTTCAAGCCTATGAAGAACACACAGAAAGAGATGGGTGTCATTTCTAATCTGATTACCGACATGACTTTGAAGGGTGCCACACAGGATGAACTTGCAAGAGCCGTTCGTCACAGCATGGTAGTTATCGATGCTGAAAAGCACAAGTTAGACTACAAGCAGAGTGAGATCGACAATGGCATCAGCTCTTTGAAAAAGAAGTATCAAGGCACGGTTGATGATGATGGAAGATACCATGAAGGCGCTTCAACTCTGATTTCCCGTGCTAAATCTGAAACTTCGGTCACCAAGAGACAAGGCAGTCCCAAAATCGATGAAAAAACAGGCGAATACATATGGAAAGATGTAGACGACCCCGTTTATGTCGACAAGCGGACTGGTAAAGTCAAAGAGCGTACGCAGCCGAGCACTAAGATGGCTGAAGCAAAGGACGCCTATACCCTGGTCTCTGAAGCTGATACCCCCGTGGAGCGCGCTTATGCAAGCTATGCCAATAAGATGAAAGCCCTGGGTAATCAGGCTCGTCTTGAGATCCTCTCCACCGGAAAAGTACCCTACTCCGCCACTGCAAAAGAGGCCTATCAAGCTGAAGTTGACTCTCTGAATGCTAAGCTTAACGTAGCTTTGAAGAATGCACCAAGAGAAAGACAGGCTCAGACTATGGCTAATGCGGTAGTGGCTGCTAAAAAACAGGACAACCCGGATATGACAAAGGGCGAACTCAAGAAAGCAAGCCAGCAGGCACTTACTCAAGCTCGTGCCTCTGTTGGTGCAAAGCGAGAGACCATCAAGATCACAGACCGTGAATGGGAAGCAATTCAGGCTGGTGCTATCAGTGAGAATAAGCTTACCCAAATCATTGACAATGTGGACATTGACAGTCTTAGACAGCGCGCAACACCGAGAGCAACAACCACTCTCAGCACTGCAAAGCAGAATAAGATTGCTTCGATGAATGCTTCTGGCTACAGTACATCAGAAATTGCTGAAGCTCTTGGCATTTCTACAAGCACAGTGTCAAATTACTTGAATTGAAAGGAGTGACTGGCATGAATGGTTCTTGTGCCCTTACCACATTTGACAACCCTTACAATCCATTTGAACAGTTCTCCGATTGGTTCCTGTTTGATGTGGAAAAGGGTTACAACACTTGCGCTTATCTCGATCGAATTGCTCACACTTCTGACCAATTCTCTGAAGAAGAGAACAATCAAGAGATTGAAAGAGCGATTGACGAGATCATTCGTTATGACTTCATGAACATTTACAAGAAAGTGAAGAGAACGAAGACAACAAAAGCAGATAAGGCTTGAACTATAGGTTGAGGTCTAATGCTCTTTGGATAAAATTTTTGTTTTCTTTTCTGAAAATATTTGAACTTGAAGTCAATGCAAACAAATTATCACTTGATCTGCACTGCTGACGCAGGGCTTAAAAGCATGGGGAGGGGGTCTCCAAAATCGCACCCCCTACCTCATCGCGGCGGTCTTAAAAAAATCTCCGGAGGGATATTTTGGGAATGGGGCTTACCCCCTCGGGTGCAGTATTTGAACGAGCTTACAGGGTTGAAGTATTTTCCATAAAGTGTGAACATCTCCTTTCGGTGATTGGTGGAAATTCAGCTCTGTAAGTTCTTTCAAATACTGCACCTATTCTTACCTAAAAGAGTATCAGTTTAGACAGAAAGTGCAGCACAAGTATGCGGATATGGCGGAACTGGCAGACGCAATAGACTCAGAATTTATTGGAGGTAACTCCGTGCAGGTTCAACTCCTGTTATCCGCACCAAATTTTTAAGAGAGGAGGCAGTGCTAATGCCCAAAGGTAAAGCTGCAAGCTCTTCCGACTCAAATAGCCCATTGAGACCACCGACATCTCTCGAAGCGCAAGAGAACTTAATGATTTCTTTGGCGGTTCAATGTGCTGAAAAGCAGCTCAGAGACGGAACTGCTTCTTCTCAGGTCATAACGCATTATTTGAAACTTGGTTCCAGTAAGGAACGAATCGAAAAGGAGATTCTGGAGAAGCAGAAAGAGCTTATCGAAGCGAAGACCAAGAATCTAAATTCCAATAGTGAAGCCAAAGAGTTGTACAACAAGGCTCTTGAAGCGTTTAGGAGATATTCAGGTGCAGGCGGTGATGGCGATGAATATTAAAACTTATTCAGAGTTGATTACACTGCCGACATTTGAAGAACGGTTTTGTTATTTGAAACTCGAGGGCTCTGTTGGGAAAGAGACTTTCGGTTTTAAGCGCTGGCTGAACCAAGAGTTCTATCATTTAGACAAGTGGTTAAGATTCAGAGATGAAATTATCATTCGTGATGAAGGTTGTGATCTTGGAGTACCGGGTTATGAAATCTTTGGCTCAATATTGATTCATCATCTGAACCCCATCACTTATGAAGACCTGTTGAATCAGAGTCCATGCGTCTTCGATCTGGAGAATGTAATATGCACCAAGTTGAATACGCATAATGCTATTCACTATGGTGATGAGAGTTTGTTACTTCTCCCTCCAGTACAGCGCACACGAAACGATACATGCCCTTGGCGAAAGTAATGAAAGGAGAAACACCCAATGGAAAATAAAATCTATGAAAATTCCGTTCTTGATGAACAGACTGAAAACATCAAGGAGCAGGAAACGGAGTTTTGCGAAGACGCTGCTCGAAATGTGATCGGTGTTGTTGCTGATTGCCTGAAGCTGAACATTCGTGAAAAGCCGACTAAGGATTCCAGAGTAGTAACGGTTGTGACCTGTCTTGACGAATTGGAAATTGACATGGGCGATTCCAATGATGATTGGTACGCTGTCTGTACTGCTACCGGTATCGAAGGATTCTGCATGAAGAAATTTGTAGCCGTCAGGCAGTAAGGAGAAAACGATATGGACAGTATACTGACATCGATTAAAAAGCTGCTCGGAATTGCTGAAGAGTATGAGCACTTTGACCCGGACATCGTCATGTACATCAATTCGGCATTCTCAGTCTTGACGCAGCTCGGTGTTGGTCCTGAAGAAGGATTCCGTATCGAAGATGCAAGTAAGACCTGGTCTGAATTCCTGTACGATGATCCTCGTCTTGAATTTGCAAAAACCTTTATTTACCTGAAGGTAAGACTGGCATTCGATCCGCCGTTGAGTTCGGCAGTGATGGAAGCAATTAACCGACAGATCAGCGAGCTTGAATGGCGAATCAATGTGACAGTCGACCCTGATTAAAAATGAGAGGAGGATTTCAAAATGGATAATACAACACTCGCCCATCATGGCATCATCGGCATGAAATGGGGCGTCCGGCGCTATCAGAACAAAGATGGCACTCGTACCGCAGCCGGAAAGAAAAGAGAAAGTTCTTCTAACTCTGATGCTCCTGCTCATGAGGACTATGCTAAAGCTCATAACAGTAAGAGCGTTAAGTCTATGAGTGATGCAGAGCTTCGTAACCGACTGAATCGTCTTCAGATGGAGAAACAGTACAGTCAATTGTCTTCGACTGATGTGAATCGTGGAAAGGAATATGTATCAAAAACTCTGAAAGTTGCCGGAACAATTGCAACCGCTACTTCGACCGCCTTAACCATTTATAATAACTACGGCAAGATCAAAGAAATTGTAAACGGTATGGCTAAGAAAGCTGGCTAAGGAGGTACTTATGGCATTATCAAACACTGCCGTTCCCAAGTATTATGGCATGTTTCGTGATGCCGTGATTCGAGGGGAAATCCCAGTCTGCAAAGAGATCTCTATGGAAATGAACCGTATTGATGATCTCATCGCTAATCCGGGTGTGTACTATGATGACCAAGCTGTTGAGGGATGGATCGCTTATTGTGAGTCTGAACTTACTCTAACAGATGGCTCTGACCTCAGCTTATTGGATAGCTTCAAACTTTGGGGTGAACAGATCTTTGGTTGGTACTATTTTGTTGAGCGAAGCGTGTATCAACCGAATCCAGATGGTCACGGTGGGCACTATGTTCGCAAGAATGTGAAAAAAAGGCTGATTAACAAACAGTATTTGATCGTTGCACGAGGCGCCGCTAAATCAATGTACGGCTCAACCTTGCAGGGTTACTTTCTGAATGTTGATACCTCTACTACTCATCAGATCACCACCGCCCCTACAATGAAGCAAGCGGAGGAGGTCATGTCCCCTCTTCGCACCGCTATCACTCGTTCGAGAGGACCGCTGTTTCAGTTCTTGACAGAAGGCTCTTTGCAAAACACAACTGGTTCCAAAGCGAATCGAACAAAGTTAGCCTCTACAAAAAAGGGCGTTGAAAACTTCCTTACTGGTTCTCTTCTTGAGGTCAGACCAATGAGCATCAATAAGCTCCAGGGTCTACAAATCAAGGTTGCGACCGTTGATGAGTGGCTTTCCGGTGACATTCGAGAGGATGTTATTGGTGCTATTGAGCAGGGTGCATCCAAGGTGAATGACTATATCATTGTTGCAATCAGCTCGGAAGGTACGGTTCGTAACGGAAGCGGCGACACTATCAAAATGGAGTTGATGGACATCCTTAAGGGTGACTACATCAATCCCCATGTTTCCATTTGGTGGTATAAGCTTGATTCCATTGATGAAGTCGGAGACCCGGAAATGTGGCTCAAGGCTAATCCGAATCTCGGAAAAACTGTAAGCTATGAAACTTATCAGCTTGATGTTGAACGAGCTGAAAAAGCTCCAGCTGCCCGAAACGATATCCTTGCAAAGAGATTTGGGCTGCCTATGGAGGGCTATACCTATTACTTCACTTATGAAGAAACTCTTCCGCATCGAAAGAGGGACTACTGGCAGATGCCTTGTTCTCTCGGTGCAGACTTATCGCAGGGCGATGACTTCTGCGCATTTACATTCTTGTTTCCTCTGCCAAATGGTTCTTTTGGTATCAAGACACGAAATTATATTACCTCTACAACTTTAATGAAGCTGCCTGCTGCTATGCGGATCAAATACGATCAATTCATGGCGGAGGGCAGTTTAATTGTTTTAGAGGGTGCTGTACTTAATATGATGGATGTCTATGAAGATTTGGATAACCATATTCAGGAGTGTGGATATGATGTTCGATGTCTTGGGTTTGACCCTTATAACGCAAAAGAATTTGTAGCGAGATGGGAATCTGAAAACGGTCCGTTTGGAATTGAGAAAGTTATCCAAGGCGCTAAAACTGAGTCGGTTCCACTTGGAGAACTGAAAAAGCTTTCTGAAGAAAGAATGCTTATCTTCGATGAGGACCTTATGACCTTCGCTATGGGTAACTGCATTACCCTTGAAGATACAAACGGAAACCGTAAACTTTTGAAGAAGCGATACGAGCAGAAAATCGATGCTGTTGCGGCAATGATGGATGCTTATATTGCTTATAAACTAAATCGAGACGCATTTGAATAAGGAGGTGGTCAAGTTGGATGAGATGTATCATCATGGTATTCTCGGTCAGAAATGGGGCGTTCGCCGTTTCCAGAACAAAGACGGAACTTTGACCGCCGCAGGTCAAAAGCGTTTGGAAAAGAAAGACGCAAATTGGGCTCATAAAAACCACGACAAAATTGTATCTAAAGCCCGCAAAGATGTTTCCAAAGAACTCGATCAGTATGCCAATCAACTATTGAAAAATCCTTCTTCTGTGACATCGAAAGGTAAGATCAGTTCTTCGGCTATCAATTCCTATAATCGGAAGATGGCTGAACTGATGAATGAGTCCGTCAAGAATGTTACCGCACCTTCAGGGCGTGTCGTTCAATTCGTTGCAAAACGAGGTGAAGTCGGCGTGCATATGGCTCTGGCTGACAGAGGTTATGATATGCAGCAGCTGAAGAATGGTATCTGGGCTTCCGGTCGAGTTGCCTATAAGAAGAAAAATGTTGATATGGTTTAAGGAGGTGATGATTCAAAATGGAGATGTCTTTTGGTTCCAGACTGAAACATGCTTGGAATGCGTTTACTGGTAATGTTCAAACGAATTACCGGGATTTAGGTATGAGCTACTCATACCGAGCTGACAGACCAAGAATGTCCAGAGGTAATGAAAGATCAATCGTCACATCGGTTTATAACCGAATTGCGCTTGATGTTGCGGCCCTGAATATTCAGCATGTTCGGTTGGATGAAAATGGGCGTTTTCTTTCGGTCATCGATGACGGATTGAATAATTGCCTCACTTTGGAAGCGAATGTCGATCAGACGGCACGGTCGTTCGTTCAGGATGTAGTTATCTCTATGTTTGATGAAGGAAGCGTGACTATTGTTCCGGTCGACACCACGACTGACCCAAATGTGTCCGGTTCGTATGATATACAGTCTCTGCGTGTCGGACAGATTTTAGACTGGTATCCTCAGTATATTCGTGCTCGTGTGTACAATGAACAAACGGGAAGAAAAGAAGATATTGTGGTGCCGAAAAGTGCAGTGGCTATCATTGAAAATCCACTGTACGCAGTTATCAATGAGCCGAACTCAACTATGCAGCGGCTCATTCGTAAACTTAACCTACTTGATGTCATTGATGAGCAAAGCGGATCTGGAAAACTCGATTTGATTATTCAGCTTCCTTATGTAATCAAGACAGAAGCAAGGCGTCAACAGGCCGAAAATCGGCGTAAAGATATAGAAAACCAGTTGTCAGGTTCAAAGTATGGTATCGCTTACACTGATGGTACTGAGCATATCACACAGTTGAATCGTTCCGTGAACAACAACCTAATGTCCCAGATTGAATACTTGACGAGTATGCTATACAGCCAGTTGGGGATCACTCAGAGCATTTTGGATGGAACAGCGGACGAGAAGACAATGCTGAACTATAACAACCGGACAATTGAGCCGATCATTTCCGCTATTGTTGATGAGATGAAACGAAAGTTTCTGACCAAAACTGCCCGATCACAACACCAGTCAATTTCATTCTTCAGAGACCCGTTCAAACTGGTTCCTGTCAATGATATTGCTGAAATTGCTGACAAGTTTACAAGAAATGAAGTCATGACTTCGAATGAAATTCGTCAGGTAGTCGGTATGAAACCCTCTGAGGACCCGAGAGCAGATGAACTCAGAAATAAGAACCTGAGTGCGCCGTCCGGTTCCAATCAGCAGTCGGAAGAAATGCCTATTGCCGAAGTTGATTCAATTGGAGACTCAGCAAGTGATTTGGACGACAAAATCTCTAAGCAAAAATCGAAAAAGTAAGGAGGAAATTCAAAATGAGTAGACCTTTTTCGGTTGAGGCTTGTGATTTCAGCGGCTGGGCAACCCGAAACGACCTTAAGTGTTCTGATGGACGAGTAATTCGTCGGGACGCCTTTAAGAATAACGACGGTATTAAAGTCCCGCTGGTCTGGAATCATCAGCACAACAGTCCTCGTGATGTTCTCGGTCATGCATGGCTTGAGAATCGTGAGGAAGGTGTTTACACCTATGGCTTTCTCAATGACACCGCTGATGGCGAAATTGCGAAGGTCCTCATTAAGCACGGTGACATCTGTGCTCTGTCCATTTACGCCAATCAGCTTCAGCAGGCTGGACCTGATGTGCTGCATGGCTGTATTTGCGAGGTGAGTCTGGTACATAAGGGTGCTAATCCTGGTGCGTTTATCGACTCTATGCTGAAGCACGGCGAAATGTCCGATGATGAGGCTATCATCTATACCGGAATGCCTCTCTGTCTTTCTCATTCTGCGGAATCTAAGGATGATCCGGAAGACGAGGAAAAGAAGGATTCCAAAGAGGACAAGCCTGCTGAAAACAAGGAAGAGAAGAAGGACAATGAAGAGACGATTGCTGATGTGATCGATTCCATGTCCGAGAAGCAGCAGAATGTCATGTATGCGCTTATCGCACAGGCTCTCGAAGGCGAACCCGAAAAGGAATCCAAAGACGATTCCGACAACAAATCTGAATCCAATAAGGAGGATAACACAATGAAACACAATGTCTTTGACAACGATCAGCAGAAGAAGACCGAGGTTCTGTCTCATGCTGACCAGGCAAGCATCATTTCTATGGCTAAGTCCAACAGCGTCGGCAGTCTTCGTACTGCTATGGACATCTACGCAGAACAGAATCCTGACAGCGTTCTGGCTCATGGTATTGACGGTATTGAAACCCTGTTCCCCGAGTACAAGGATGTTCGTCCCGGTGCTCCCGAACTGCTTACCACTGACCAAGGGTGGGTAAACGAGGTTCTGAAGAAGGTTCATAAGAGCCCTATCTCCCGTATCCGTACCCGTCAGGCTGACCTGCGTAACATTGAGGCTCTTCGTGCCAAGGGTTACAAGAAGGGAACTCAGAAGGGTTATGTCGGCAACATCCAGCTGCTCCACAGAACTACCGATCCTCAGACCGTGTATGTGAAGAGCAAGCTTGACCGTGACGACATCATCGATATTCAGGACTTTGATGTGGTGCAGTACCTGTACGGCATCGACCGTATGAATCTGAACGAGGAGCTGGCAACGGCTATCATGATCGGCGATGGTCGTGAGGTTGGTGCTGACGGTAAGATTGCTGAGGATAAGATCCGCCCGATCTGGCTGGATGACGAGCTGTATACCATTCATGCTGATGTCGACATTGCCGGCATGAAGAGCACGCTTCAGGGCACCAACACTTCCGCTAATTTCGGCGAGAATTACATTTATGCAGAAGCCGTGATCCAGTCTCTGTTGTACGCTCGTGAGAAGTATAAGGGCTCTGGCACTCCCGACTTCTACTGCACGCCTCATCTGGTCAATGTCATGCTGCTTGCCCGTGACCTGAATGGTCGCCGCATCTATGACAAGGTCAGTGATCTGGCTGCGGCTCTGAATGTCGGTCAGATCATTACGGCGGAGCAGTTCGAGGGTAAGACTCGTACTACTACGGACAGCAAGACCAAGAAGCTTCTGGGTCTTATGGTCAACCTGGCTGACTATTCTCTGGGCGCTACCAAGGGCGGTGAAATCACTCACTTCACTGATTTCGACATCGACTTCAACCAGGAGAAGAGCCTGCTGGAGACTCGTTGCTCCGGTGCTAACACTCGTGTTATGTCCGCTATTGCTCTGGAAGAGGATGTCACTGACCGCCCTTAACGAGTCTCACGGTTGAACCTGCGGACGGTGAGACGGAATTGCTCGGTAAAACCGCAGCAGATTTGCAAGAGAATGTTGCAATCTCCGGTAGAGAAATTACCGGTACGCTGAAGCTGGTCACCGATTACACGGGATTCAGCAGTGCGACCGATGAGCAGAGTGGTAACTATCTCGCTCTGCATGTAACTCAGGAACCGGAAGATGCAACGGTTACAGTGGAACTGATTGGCGGTAAGAATGGAGCAGTCGAACTGGACGACGATGGTTTGATTGTGCTGAAGATCGCCGATACGGCAAAGCAGTCGGTAAAGGTTACTGTCACCAATGGTGAAGATACCGCCACAAAGACTTATAGTCTTAAGGGACTGACCTTGGCGACTGAGTAAGGAGTGAAAATTTAAAATGGCTAAATTTTATGGAGTAATTGGCTACGCTGTAACAGAAGAGACTAAGCCGGGCGTTTGGACAGAGAAAATCATCGAGCGTATGTACTATGGTGATTTAACTCGTAACACTCGTAGGCTTCAGTCTGCGGAACAACTCAACGACAACATCAATGTTGCGAATGAGATCAGTATCGTAGCCGATCCATTTGCCAATGAGAATTTTCATTCGATGAGGTATGTTGAGTTTATGGGTGCTAAATGGAAGGTGACAAGCGTTGAAGTTCAGTACCCAAGACTTATACTGACTGTGGGAGGTGTATACAATGGCGAGCAGGCTTGATCTGCAAACTTTCCTGGAAGAACTCCTTGAAAGCAAAAATGTGTATTTTCAACCTCCTGAGTCGGTAAAAATGAAATACCCCGCTATCGTTTATGCACTTGATGACATCGAAAATGTGCACGCCGATAACGGGGTTTATTCATCTCACAGACATTATTCGGTCACAGTCATTGACTCTGATCCGGATAGTGAGCTTGTCGGTAAGGTGGTTGCTATACCTACCTGCCGATTCGAACGATATTATACAAGCGAGAATCTGAATCACTGGAATTTCTCGCTCTATTTCTGATAAGGAGGAATATCTTTATGTCCAAAATCATTTGGGATAAAACTGGTGAACGCCTGTATGAAACTGGCTGTGACCATGGCGTTCTCTATCCGATGCAGCCCGGCGGCGTTTACAACAAGGGCGTTGCATGGAATGGTCTGACTGCCGTTACCGAGAGTCCTTCCGGTGCTGAGGCTTCCCCGATTTACGCCGATAACATCAAGTATGTGAACCTGGTTTCCAACGAGGAGTTCGGCGCTACCGTCGAGGCATATATGTACCCCGATGAGTTTGCTGAGTGCGATGGTTCTGTTGAGATCATGCCTGGTATGTATGCCGGTCAGCAGTCTCGTAAGACTTTCGGTTTGGCATATCGCACCATTCTGGGCAATGATACCGATCTGAACGATTACGGCTACAAGCTGCATCTGGTCTACGGCTGTCTGGCTGCTCCTTCCGAGAAGGGTTACAGTACGGTCAACGACAGCCCTGAGGCGGCTACTCTGTCCTGGGAGATCAGCACTACTCCTGTCTCCATCAACAAGCTGGTCAACGGTAAGAAGCTGAAGCCGACTGCTACGCTGACCTTTGACTCCACTAAGTTCAGTGCCGAGTTCATGACCCAGCTGGAAGAAATCCTGTATGGTAAGGACCCGACTACCACTGGCGGTAACGATGGTGTCGAGCCTCGTCTGCCTCTGCCCGATGAGATTATCGAACTGTTCGATAAGACTCTGAATCCTCAGGGCTAATCTGTATAATTATGGAGCCGTATTCAGGTAAGCTGGCGGCTCCTACTTTTTTAATTTGAAAGGAGAAAAATTCAATGACTAAGGAAACTATCACTTATACCGATCTGAATGGCGTTCAGAGAACCGAAGATTTCTACTTCGACCTGTCCAAGCCTGAAATCGTAAAGATGCAGGCGAGTGCCAAGGGTGGCTACGATGTTCAGCTCAAGAGTATCGCTGCCAGTCCGAATGGGGCGCTTATTATGGAGTTCTTCGAGAACTTTATTAAGACTGCCTATGGCGAGAAGAGCGATGATGGCAGACGCTTCATGAAGTCCGAGGAAATTTCCAGAGGCTTTATGGAAACTCCCGCTTATGAGGTCCTGTTTGAGAAGCTTGTCACCGATGCCGGCGCTGCATCCGAATTTGTCAACCGTGTGATGCGTGCCAACGGCAATAAGCAGGCTGCGCCCATCGCATCTAATTAAAGAAAGCTCGGAGGACTAAGGAATGCTGAAAATTACTGTGCCGGCTGCCGAGTTTTGGGATGAAATTAATGAGGAATTTGTCTACAAGAAAGAGCAGACTTTGCAGTTGGAGCATTCCTTAGTCTCTCTTTCAAAATGGGAAAGCAAATGGAACAAGGCATTTCTCGGAAAACAAGAAAAAACTGATGAGGAGATTCTTGATTATGTACGATGCATGACTTTGACCCAGAATATCGATCCCAAAGTATATACTCGGCTGTCTGCTGAAAACTATGCCGCCATCAATGCGTATATCGAGGCACCAATGACTGCAACTTGTCTCATTGAAGATAAGCAAGCCAGAGGTCACAAGGAAACGGTTACATCTGAGCTTATTTATTACTGGATGATTTCTTATAACATTCCTGTAGAGTTTCAAAAATGGCATTTGAATAGGCTGTTGACTCTCATACGGGTGTGCAATGTCAAGAATTCTCCACCTAAGCGAAGAAGCAAGCGTGAAATGTGGAATCGGAATGCAGCCATCAATGCCGCCAATCGAAAACGCTTTGGTTCTAAGGGGTGATTGAATGAACAGACGATGCCGAAAATGCTTTTTTAAGAAGGTTTGCCATAAAAAGCCATCTTATAAAGCATGGCTGAAAACTTATACCAAAAAAGCAGTTACAGCGATTCTTGTTATTGCATTGATCGATCTGCAACTGTCTTATGTACTTGCATTTATGGGGCAGGTACAAATTGCAGAGTCTCTTTCCAGCACTATCGCCACCACAATTGTGGGTGTTATGGTTGGATATTTTCTGAAGGCCTTGTTTGAAACTTTCTTTGAAAAAAGAGAAGAGAGATTGAACAAAGAAAGCGAGTCTGCTGAAAATACGAATTATGAGGAGGTTTAGTTATGCCTATCAGTTTTTTGACTACAGCACTGTTGATCGTATCTGTTATCACAAATCTGACAGTGGAGGGCATTAAGAAGTTGCTTGATGGAACGAAGGTCAAGTATTCTTCCAATGTTCTTGCGGCTATTTTATCCGTCCTGATCGCCTGTGCTGTCAGTGTAATTTACCTTATCATGACTGACACCGTCTTCACCATGAAGATCGGAGTTGAGATCGTTGTTCTGATGTATCTGGGCTTCTTGATCTCTACGGTTGGCTATGACAAGGTGATTCAGATGTTGAAGCAGATTCAAAGCGTGAAGGAGGAAACAAAAAATGAGTAACAGTCCTCTGGTATCCTATACCAAGTTGAGCCCGAATCATTCCGGGCAGAGAACTCATGCCGTTGACCGTATTACACCTCATTGCGTAGTCGGTCAGTGCTCGGTAGAAACCCTGGGCAATATTTTTGCTCCGACTTCCCGGCAGGCTTCTTGTCAGTACGGTATCGGTGTAGACGGTCGAGTAGGTATGTATGTGGAGGAGAAGAATCGTTCCTGGTGTTCTTCTTCCAATGCTAACGACCAGCGTGCAATCACAATCGAGTGTGCCAGCGATGCCACACATCCTTATGCATTCAACGATACTGTATATGCGAAACTGATCGAGCTTTGCACAGACATTTGCAAGCGTTACGGAAAAACCAAGCTGCTCTGGTTCGGCGATAAGACTAAGACTCTGAACTACGAGCCGGCTTCCAATGAAATGGTTCTGACCGTACATCGTTGGTTTGCCAATAAGAGTTGCCCTGGTGATTGGATGTATGCTCGAATGGGAGATCTTGCGTCCAAAGTTACGGCTAAGCTTGGGGGCTCTGCTGGCGGAACTGAGAAGCCTGCCGATAATCAGGCACTTTATCGAGTGCAGACAGGAGCCTTCAGCAATAAGACGAATGCAGATGCAATGCTTCAGAAGGTGAAAGCTGCCGGTTTTGATACTTACATGGTTAAGGTCGATAATCTTTACAAGATTCAGGTCGGCGCATTCAGTAAGAAAGCAAATGCTGACGCTATGGCTGCAAAGCTGAAAGCTGCTGGTTTTGACACCTATATAACAACCAAAAGTGGGACGGCAGTCTCTGCATCTTCTGCGAAGAAAAGCACTGACCAGATCGCCCGCGAAGTAATTCAGGGTCTGTGGGGTAACGGCGTGGACAGGACTAATCGTCTGAAGGCGGCTGGTTACGATCCTTCCGTAATACAGAATCGGGTTAATCAGCTTCTTAAATAAGGAGGTCCGTGAATGATAAGGTTCAGTCACAAGGGAGACTTCTCTAAGGTTACACGCTTTTTGGAGAGGGCAAAAGAAGTGGTCCATCTCGGAGACCTCGACAAGTATGGCCGAGAAGGGGTCGCTGCTCTTGCGTCTGCAACGCCTGTCGATTCCGGTTTGACCGCCAGTTCATGGTATTACGAGATCGTAAACCGAAATGGATCTGCAAAGATCACCTTTTACAACTCAAATATTCAAAATGGGGTTCCAATTGCGATCATTCTGCAATATGGTCACGGGACTCGCAACGGGGGCTGGGTACAGGGTCGAGATTACATCAATCCTGCTATCCAGCCTATTTTCGATAAAATTGCAAATGAAGCATGGAAGGAGGTTACGAAGCTATGAGTAAAACTATCGACGAAAGAGTCGTAGAAATGCGGTTTGACAATAAGCAGTTTGAGAGCAATGTTCAAACCAGTTTGTCCACCATTGAAAAATTAAAGAAAAGTTTGGATATGGACGGCGCTACAAAAGGTCTTGAAAGCATTGACAGTGCTGCTAAGAAAGTCGATATGTCGGGGCTTGGCTCTGCGGTTGAAACAGTAAAGACTCGATTCTCGGCATTGGAGATCATGGCTGTAACCGCCCTTGCAAACATCACCAACTCAGTTGTAAATACCGGTAAACAGATGCTCCACTCCTTGACAATCGAACCCATTAGTCAGGGCTTTGAGGAATACGAGCTGAAGATGGGGTCAATTCAGACCATCATGATGAGTACCGGCGCCTCTCTTGAAGAAGTTAATAAGTATCTTCAGGAATTGAACACTTACTCGGATAAGACCATTTACTCCTTCCAGGATATGACTTCCAACATCGGTAAATTTACCAATGCTGGTGTCGGTCTTGAGGATGCAGTAATGGCTATTCAGGGTGTGTCGAATGTTGCCGCTGTGTCCGGCGCCAATGCAAATGAGGCATCCCGTGCCATGTATAACTTTGCGCAGGCACTGTCTGCCGGTTATGTCAAGCTGATTGACTGGAAGTCAATTGAGAATGCTAATATGGCGACCGTTGAATTTAAGACTCAGCTTCTTGAGTCGGCTGTTGCCTGTGGCACCTTGACTAAAACTGCCGACGGCATGTATAAAACGGTTAAGGGTAATGTCATCGATGCTACACATGGCTTCAATGATTCTTTGCAGGATCAGTGGATGACCACGGAAGCTCTGGTCGGTACTCTTCGCAATTATGCGGATGAAACGACTGAAATCGGTGCTAAAGCATTTGCGGCTGCACAGGATGTTAAGACATTCACTCAGTTGATAGATACTCTCAAGGAAGCCGTAGGCTCCGGATGGGCAAATACATGGGAAATCCTGTTTGGTGATTTTGAGGAAGCCAAAGAACTTTGGACTGGACTCAGTCAGGTTATCGGTGGATTTATCGATGCCCAAGCGGATGCTCGCAATGAGATGTTGCAAGGGTGGAAAGATCTTGGCGGAAGAACCAAACTGATTGAGGCACTTAAAAATGCTTTTGAAGGCGTTCAGAGTGTTATCAAACCAATTTATGAGGCATTCCGTGAGATATTTCCTCCCACCACAGCCCAGCAGCTTTATGATATTACTGAGAATTTGCGAAAATTCACAGCAAATTTGAAGCTCAGCGATACAGCTTCAGCAAATTTGAAGTCCACTTTCAAGGGTTTGTTTGCGATCTTGGACATCGTTAAACAAGCCTTTTCTGCTATATTTACGGCAATTAAACCGTTGTTTGGCGGGTTTGGAACACTCGGAGATGGAATTCTTGGTTTCACTGGCGGGATTGGCGATGCTATTGTTGCGTTTGATGAGTTTATCAAAACCAGCGGAGCATTCCAGAAAGTCGGTGAGGGTATTGCTACGGTCATACAGACAATTATGACAGCTTTATCCACACTGAAGAACAAGATCAAAGAGAAATTCGAATCCGCCAATTTCGAATTGTTTCATTCTCTGCTTGAGCAAATTCATGAGAGGATGACTCAAGTCGGAGAAGCAGCAGGTGAGATGAAATCTGGGGTTATCGTCGCCTTTGAGGTCATTGGTGAAGCTCTTGCTAATTGCCAATTTGTTCAGCTTCTCTCTGCTGTGTGGAACGCCGTTAAAACAATCGGAAGTGGCATCGTTAAAATCCTTGGCGAACTCGGCAGTTCTTTAGCAAAGAATCTCGGTGAAGCTAATTTCAGCGGAATTACTGATCTGCTGAATAGTATCTCGTTCGGTGCTATTGCTGTCGGTATCACAAAGTTTGTCGGCACCTTCCGAAAAGCTATTGAAGATATCGGCAGTTTCAAGGAATCTTTTATCGGAATTCTTGACAGTGTTCGAGGATGCTTTGAAGCTTACCAGACTCAGTTGCAGGCTGGTACATTGCTGAAGATCGCGTCTGCTATTGCTATTCTTACTGCATCTTTGATTGCGCTTAGTCTTGTGGACAGCGAAAAGCTGAATGTAGCCCTTGGAGCAATCACTGTGCTATTCGCTGAACTTCTTGCTTCGATGGCTGTATTCAACAAAATCAGCGGTCAGGCAACTGGTGTGATGAAGAGTGTAACTGCTATGCTCGGAATTGCTACGGCAGTGCTGATTTTAGCGAGCGCACTTAAAAAGATTGCTGATCTGGATGCAAAGAAGCTTACTACTGGTCTGATTGGCGTTGCAGGTTTGACGGCTATGATGGTTGCCGCAGCCAAAGCTATGAGTTCCAACAGTAAAACCATCATCAAGGGTGCTACTCAAATGGTGATCTTTGCAGCCGCAATCAAGATTCTTGCTTCTGTTTGTGAGCAACTTGCTAAATTGGACTGGAACCAACTTGCGAAAGGTCTTGTCGGCGTTGGTGTATTGCTTGCCGAGGTTTCTCTGTTCCTGAGAACCGCAAAATTCAGCGGTAAATCCATTACTATGGCTACAGGTATTGTAATTCTTTCAGCAGCAATCAAGGTGTTGGCCTCTGCCTGCAAAGATTTCGGCGAAATGAAATGGGAAGACATCGGTAAGGGGCTTGCTTCTATTGCTGTTCTTCTTGCCGAGATCACTGCATTCACAAAACTTACCGGAAATGCTCAAAATGTCATTTCTACCGGTGTGGCGTTAATCGCCATTGCCGCCGCTATGAAAATCCTTGCCTCTGCGGTTAAGGATTTCTCAACCATGCAGTGGGGTGAGATCGCTCGTGGTCTGACTGCTATGGCGGGAGCACTTGCCGCTATCACCGTGGCGGTTAAATTCATGCCGAATAATATGGCTGGTATTGGTGCCGGTTTGGTAATTGTTTCTGCGGCGCTTGTCGTTCTTTCAACCGCCCTTGAGAAAATGGGGAATCTAAGTTGGGAGCAGGTAGCAAAGGGTCTTATCACTCTCGGCGGAGCAATGACTATTCTTGCCATCGGGTTAAATACCATGACAGGTACTCTTGCCGGTTCTGCGGCTCTGCTTGTTGCTGCGAGTGCACTTTTGGTACTCACCCCTGTATTGGCTATTCTCGGCGCTATGAGCTGGAGTTCCATTGTTAAGGGTCTTGTTACCTTAGCCGGAGCATTTGCTGTTCTCGGCGTTGCAGGTGCTGTGCTCACTCCATTGGTTCCTTCTATTCTTGCTTTGAGCGGCTCCTTGGCACTAATCGGAGTAGCAGTCGTTGGCATTGGTGCCGGACTCGCTTTGGCTGGTGCTGGTTTGTCTGCTTTGGCAGTAGGTTTGACGGCTCTTGCGGCTGCTGGAACTGCCGGTGCCACAGCCATTGTTGCTTCCTTGACTGTTATTATTACAGGTGTTGCAGCACTCATTCCTGCTATCGTGGCTAAGATCGGTGAGGCAATCGTTGAGTTCTGCAAAGTTATCGCAGATAGTGCAGGAGCTATCGGCGAAGCAGTCAAAGCAGTTGTTCTTATGCTGGTGGATGTGCTCGTTGAGTGTGTTCCCGCTATTGCTGACGGAGCACTGAAGCTTATCGCAGGTGTTCTTGAAGCGTTGGTAGAATACACCCCGTCTATCGTCGATTCTATTTTCCAATTCCTTATTGCTGTACTTGAGGGCGTCGCCAAAAATCTCCCCGGTCTGATTCAGGCTGCGGTAGATGTACTGATGGCGTTCTTCTCAGGCATTGTGGATGCGCTTAAAGGTATTGATACCGAGACACTTCTTCAGGGAATTGTCGGCATCGGTCTGCTTGCAGCGATTATGGCGGCTTTGAGTGCAGTGGCTGCTCTGGTTCCCGGTGCAATGCTGGGTGTTCTCGGTATGGGTGCCGTCATCGCTGAACTTGCTCTTGTGCTCGCTGCTGTTGGTGCCCTGGCACAAATTCCGGGCTTGAACTGGCTTATCAATGAAGGCGGAAATCTACTTCAGGGAATTGGCACGGCAATCGGCAAGTTTGTTGGCGGTATTGTCGGCGGCTTTATGAGCGGCGTATCCAGTCAATTCCCTCAAATTGGCTCCGATCTTTCCGGATTTATGACCAATGTTCAGCCGTTCCTTGACGGCGCTGCTTCTATAGACCCGGCTATGTTGGATGGCGTTAAGGCTCTTGCAGAAACGATTCTTATCCTGACTGCCGCAAATATTTTGGATGGATTGACCTCGTGGTTTACCGGCGGAAGCTCACTTTCCGGCTTTGCTGAAGAGATGGTTCCGTTCGGAAAAGCCATGAAACAGTTCTCTGATGAAATTAGCGGTATTGATGGAGAAGCAGTTTCCAATGCTGCAATTGCCGGCAAGACTCTCGCAGAGATGGCTGACACGCTTCCCAATACGGGCGGTGTCGTTGGATTCTTTGCCGGAGAGAATGACATGAACGCATTCGGCGAACAGCTTATTCCCTTTGGTCGCGCCATGCGTAACTTCGCAAATGAAGTCGCTGGAATCGATGCCAGTGTGATTACGGAAGCGGCTACAGCCGGTAAAGCGCTTGCAGAGATGGCAAGCACCGTTCCGAATAGCGGCGGTGTTGTCGGATTCTTTGCGGGTGAAAACGATATGGACGACTTCGGTGAACAGCTTGTTCCTTTCGGCAGAGCAATGAAGAATTTCTCTGATGCCGTTTCTGGACTGAAAGCCGATGTTATTCAAAATAGTGTTACCGCAGGTCAGGCTTTGCTTGAGCTTGCAAATACGGTACCAAATACAGGTGGAGTTGTATCCTGGTTTACGGGGGACAATGACCTTGAAACTTTTGGCGAGCAGCTTGTTCCGTTTGGTACTGCAATGAAGAACTACTCTTTGGCTGTAACAGGGTTGGATGCATCTGTTGTTACAAACTCTGCAAATGCAGCTAAAGCTCTGGTTGAGCTTTCGAATAACTTGCCGAATAGCGGTGGCATCGTATCCTGGTTTACGGGTGATAACGATATTGCAAGCTTCGGTGAACAGTTGGTGTCTTTCGGCCAGTCTTTCGCTGCATATTACAATAGCGTCAGTGGCGTGGATGTGACCAAGCTGAGTGGAGTAGTTGTCGAGTTCAGAAACCTTGTGGACTTGGCAAACGGCATTAAGAGTGTTGACACAAGTGGAATGTCCACATTTGCTCAGAATCTTACGAATTTGGGTAATGCAGGTATCGACGGCTTCATCAATGCCTTTACAAATGCTAATTCTCGTGTAAGCACAGCCGCAAACACAATGGTCACTACATTTATCAATGCCGCCAAAGCACAGCAAGGAAATCTGACAAGCACTTTCACCACCATGATTAACGGTATTGTCACTACTTTTACAAGCAAGTACAGTCAGTTCACAATCATGGGGCAGACGATGATGACCAACTTTATCTCTGGCATTCGTACCGGCGACGCATCTGCTCGGTCGGCATTTGTCACTATTGTATCCGGTTGTCTGACAGCAATCCGAAATAAGTTCTACGAGTTTAACACCGTTGGACAGACTACGATGACAAACCTCATTGCTGGCATCCGAACAAAGAACCAGCTTGCGAAAGACGCCTTTGTTCAGATCATTAACAGTTGTCTGACAGCAATCCGAAATAAGTATACTGACTTCTACAATGCCGGTAAATATCTTGTCGAGGGTTTTGCTAAGGGTATTGACGAGTATACCTGGTACGCAGAAGCACGAGCCAGAGCAATGGCAAGAGCTGCTGCACAGGCTGCGGAAGCTGAGCTCGACATCAACTCACCATCTAAAGTTGGCTATCGAATTGGCGGATTCTTTGGTATGGGATTTGTCAATTCTTTGATCGACTACACCGATAAGTCTTACGATGCCGGTGCATCTGTTGCAAAGTCGGCTAAGGAAGGACTCCGCAACGCAGTTTCTAAGATTGGTGATTTCATCGAAAACGGAATTGACTCTCAACCGACGATTCGACCGCTGCTTGATCTGTCTGATGTAACGGAGGGTGCTGGTAGACTATCGGCACTTCTGAGTCGAAATCAGGCAATGAAGATCAGTGCAGGTATGGAGCGTGATGGTGCAAGTGTCGTTCAAAATGGCGGTACTACACCTGCCTCTGGAAACAACTACAATTTCACACAAAACAACTATTCGCCTAAGGCACTGTCGAGGATTGACATTTATCGTCAGACGAAGAACCAGTTCTCGGCGTTGAAAGGATTGGTGGAAACATGATTCACTCATTTGCTATCACCAATTACTTAGGTGATAGGATCAAACTTGACTTGAGGGAGCCTGAGGTTTCGGGCTTCCTCATCAAGTCTGTAACCGGCTTAGGTCCGGTCAAAGCAACTGTCAACACGACGGAAGTCGTCACTAATGATGGCTCTATGTTTAACTCCGCAAGATTGAGTCAGCGGAACATTGTTTTCCAGATTGTATTTGTTGATACGGTTTACGGAGAAACCATTGAGGATGTGCGACAGAAATCCTACAAATACTTTCCGGCAAAGAAAAATGTTGAGATCATTATTGAAACCGATAACCGATATGTACGAACAAACGGTTATGTGGAATCGAACGAACCAAATATTTTCAGCTCACAGGAAGGAACATCAATCTCGATCATTTGCCCTGACCCGTTCTTCTATTCAGCCGGTGAGGATGGAAACAATGTAACGGATTTCTACAGTATTGACCCGATGTTCGAGTTTCCGTTCTCGAATGAGTCTCTGACGGAACCGCTGCTTGTATTTGGCGAAATCCAAATCAAGACGGAGGGAGTCATCACTTACTATGGCGATGCTGAAATTGGCGTAACGATCTATATCCATGCAATCGGACCGGCAAGTAACATCAATATCTACAATACGGAAACCAGAGAAGTCATGAAGATCGATACCGTGAAGCTCCAAAAGCTCACGGGAAAGGGCGTTGTTGCAAGTGACGATATTGTCATTAACACCTCAAAGGGCGATAAGAGCATTACCTTGATTCGTGAAGGCGTTTCTTACAATATTCTGAACTGTCTGGATAAGAACACCGACTGGTTCACGCTGGCAAAGGGCGATAACATTTTTGCCTTTACTGCTGACAGCGGTGTTACGAATCTTCAGTTCAGAATTGAAAACAAAGTAATCTATGAGGGGGTATAACTATGGAACTTTTGGTCTTAAACACCGACTTTGAGTCCATAGCCGTCATAGATACTTACGAATCCATGATATGGACTGACCGGTATAATTCGTATGGAGATTTCGAGATATTCTTCGCTATGGATACACAACTCTTGCAGTATTTGAAAGAGGATTACTATCTGTGGCTGAAGGATTCGGAGCACTGTATGATTATTGAGGACATCAAGATCAATGCCGACACAGAAGAAGGAAATCATCTTATCGTCACAGGCAGATCGTTGGAGTCTATTCTTGAACGCCGCATCATCTGGGGGCAGCGAATCTTTAACGGAAATCTTCAAAATGGCATCCAGACGATGCTAAACGAATGCATCATTTCACCGTCTATTGCTGATCGAAAGATTTCCAACTTTGTGTTCGTGCCTTCTGCCGACCCTAAAATTACAAGTCTGAAAATCGACAACCAATACACAGGTGACTGCCTGTACGATGTCGTCAAAGGACTTTGTGAGGAAAACAATATAGGGTTCAAGATCGTACTGACAGATGAAAACAATTTTGCATTCAGTCTGTATGCCGGCGTTGATCGCTCCTATGAGCAGACAGAAAATCCGTATGTTGTTTTCTCTCCAAACTTTGAGAACATCATCAACAGCAACTATTATTCATCCAGAACGAGTTTTCGAAATGTGACTCTGGTCGCAGGAGAAGGTGAAGGGGCAGCAAGGCGAACTGCTATCGTTGGCTCAGCCTCAGGGCTTGATCGGCGTGAGCTTTTTACAGATGCTCGTGACATCTCATCCGATACTGAGGACGGGACTCTTTCCGATGCAGAATATATGGCGCAGCTTCGGACAAAAGGTTTGAAGAACCTGGCCGACCATATTGTAACCACTGCATTCGAAGGAGAAGTTGAAGTTACTCGACTTTTCAAATACGGCGAGGACTTCTTTATCGGAGACATCGTTCAAATCGCCAATGAATATGGCAATGAGGGATCAGCTTACATTTCAGAGCTGGTCATCTCAAACAGTGAGGAAGGGTTGTCAATTTATCCGACCTTCAAAACTATTTCAAAGTAAGGAGGGAGAAACTGAATGAGCGTATCAAGCGGATTTTTCAATTCACTTAACGGTGACCGCAAATACAATGTTGCACAGATGTCAGCTATCTTTGACGGACTCATCATCGATGGTGTATTTGCTTCTATCGGAACCGCTTTTGCTGTGAAGGCGGCAGACGGTCTTACCGTGAATGTTGGTGTCGGCAAAGCCTGGTTCGACCACACATGGACAGTCAATGATAGTATCCTGCCGATGACTGCCCCGGAAGCAGAGGTGCTTCTTGATCGTATTGATGCCGTGGTTCTGGAAGTAAACGGAATGGAATCGGTTCGTGAGAACACCATCAAATTTGTCAAAGGCAATCCGTCCAGTGCACCGTCGAGACCGACTTTGACGAACGAGGGAAATGTCCATCAGTACCCTCTCTGTTATATTTACAGAAAATACGGCACTGCGGTTATTAACCAAGCTGACATTACCCCTATGGTCGGTACAGAGTCTACTCCATTTGTAACTGGCATTCTTCAGACGGTCAGCCTGGACGAGCTGCTTGGCAAATGGCAGGACGAGCTTGATCGGTTTACTGATGCACGATCTCAGGAAGTCGATGACTGGATTGCTCAGGAGGAAAGCGATTTCACGGCTTGGTTCAATAAAATGAAAGCGGACCTCCAACAGGAGCAGACCGTTCTTGACCAGTGGATCGCATCTGAACAGGCTGATTTTCTTGCCTGGTATAATCAGATGAAAGATCAGCTAAGCGGCGATGTCGCCGGTAATCTGCAACTTGAGATTGACAAGGAAGAGGTCAAGCGGATTTTACTGGTTGGCTTTGAAGACGGAACCAAGGAGTTTTCGGATGACGGTACTGTTATCACTTCGACCGCAAGCGATGGTAGAACCTTGACGAAGACTTTCTATGATGGATTCCTGACCATGACAAATGTGTTGAAGAGCGCAGCAGGAGCAGAGGTGGCGAGAGCTGTTAAAACTTTTGACTCCGACGGCAAACTTATCAGCACTGTTGTAACTTATTCTTAAAGCGAAAGGAGAACAATCAAAATGGCAGAAGAAGATCTGATTTTCGGTAAAAACCGACACTTCTTCGGCGGCATTGAGCCGTCTAATATGCTGACATTTACTGCACATGGCGATATGCTTCAAGGACAGTATAGTGTTTTAATCACAGCTACACTTCCTAATGACACAGTAGTAAATGAACAGACACTCTGCACCGTGAAAGGTGCGATTATCCGAAGGAAAACGACTGATTATCCGAAGGATGAATTTGACGGCGATCTTGTCGCTGATATTAAGGAATCCACAACTTTTCTGGATTTTGGGCTGTCATCTACCGGAACCTACTACTATGCAGCTTTTCCTTATACCACACAGGGCGTGTACAACCGAAACAAGTCTAATCGCGCTGTAGTAAACGAACCGGAGCCGATGAAGGAGTTTTCCGCTAAGTCGGTATATGTCTCGGCATCTGACACTGTCAAGGTTGAGATCACGGCGAAGCTTCCGAGTAGCGTTGCCGGTGCGGTTATCCGCAGGAGCACTACTGGTTATCCAACCAGTGAAACGGAGGGCGAACTGTTCAAGAACATCACTGCAAACGGCACTTATACAGATACTAATGTGACGGTCGGCGTGGTATATTACTATTCCGCATTCCCTTACACCAGTACCGGTGCCTATAATCGCAGCGAGGCGAACCGAACCAGTGTTACCCCGAAGAAGAGAGATTATCTGTTTGGTTACGATCTGGTGAAAGCGACTTCCAGCCCTACCGGACGAGTAACTTATCCTTCTGATGTGGATAATGCCGCATTTACTCCGGCGGCTATGAATTTCAGCACCGGTAAGTTCAATTATGGTGGTTGGGCGTTTGATCCTGGTGAAAAGTTCATGCCTCGTCCTTGTATGCTGACTTATGCAGGTGTTGTCGATCACTATCTCAATCCTAACGACTATACCAAGAAGGTCAACGGTTCTGCTTCCAAGGTCGCGGATACCTCCTTTGGCGGTAACGCCATGATGGAATGGCCGAAGATCTATACAAAGCGTTGGGAATCGAATGGTGTTTATCATTTCCGCTGCTCCGATACTCCTCAAGACGATACTTGGGATTGCTGGTGTAACTATGACCGTAATAACAACCAGATCGATCATTTCTATACCCCCATCTATTTCGGTTCTCTGGTTTCCGGTAAGCTGCGTTCTATCAGCGGTGCAGCTAACAGCGTAAACACCACGGTGGCTAACGAAATCACCTATGCTAAGGCAAATGGCAATGACTGGTATACCGAGGTGCTGGCTGACAGACTGCTGCTCCAGGATCTGCTGGTTATGATGGCTCGTTCTACCGAGTGTCAGACTGCATTTGGCTACGGACGGTGCAGGAGTTCCAATAGCAATGCTATTGCCCCCGGTACGATGAACACCAAGGGTATGTTCTGGGGTTCCAATGATCAGACTTCCGGCGTGAAGGTCTTCGGTATGGAGAATGTCTGGGGTAACCTGTGGCGTCGTACTGCCGGTTGGATCAACGCCAATGGTACGCAGAAGGTCAAGCTTACTCGTGGTACTCACGATGGTTCTACTGCAATCGACTACAACACAGACGGAAACGGTTATAAGACGATCGCAAATGCTACCCCGGCTGGTCTTTCCGGTGGCTACATCAGCAGCATGAAGACGGAAGCATTCGGACGGCTGCCTGTTACTGCAAGCGGTTCGAGCAGCACTTATGAGGCTGACGGTATGTGGTACAATAACAGCCAGGTCAATTATGCGTTTGTCGGCGGCGACTGGGACGATGACCTTTTGGTCGGTCCTTTCTGCGCTTATCTGGACAGGGCGGCGTCCGATTCGTACTCGAACAGTGGCGCGGCTCTCTCTTGTAAACCGCTTACTGCTGCGTAAGCAGCGAGGAGAGGACGGGAGAACCTTAGGTTCGCCGGGTAAACGAAAACAATTAAATATTAGGGGTATACACTGCGCCCAGCGCGTATGTCGGCGGCAACTGGAACAATGACCTTATGGTCGGTCCTTTCTACGCTAATCTGAACAATACGGCGTCCAATTCGAACTCGAACAATGGCGCGGCTCTATCTTATCCATAAGAAGCTCTCTATAATGCAGTGTATGCCGCCATTTCAAAATGGCAAGAGATATCCGCATCTCTTCCTCACCACTTGGTGAAAATTAACTCGGTGCAAGCATCTGTGAGTAGCTGAGAATAAGTCGAAAGCGGATGAGAGGATAAGAGAGAACATGAAATCCTATAACCACTTGTACGAAAAAACAATATCCGAAACGAACCGACGGTACGCTCTGTCTCAAGCAAAGCACAGCAAGAGATTCCGTAAAATCATGAAACACCGGCACATATCTGACGATGCCGCAGTTGAACAATCCTTAGACTGGATAGTCAACTACGAAAACGCCGAGCATGTGCCGGTTTACATTTATGATGGGATTACTCGCAAGGAGCGCACTATTATTGTCCCTACGATGGAAGAGCTGCTTGTTCAGCATTGCATCGTAAATGCCATGAAGCCGATGTTCTGCAAGGGAATGTACGAACACAGCTATGCCAGTCTTCCGGGCAGAGGTGCCCATAAAGGAAAGCTGGTTATTGAGAAGTGGATCAGGATTGACCCGAAGAATTGTAAGTATGTCCTCAAAATGGATATTCGCCATTTCTTCGATTCTATTCCACATGATCGTTTGAAAGCCAAGTTGAAGAAGACCGTTCATGACGAGAAGATGTTAGAGCTATTATTCCGCATTATTGATGTTACAGAGGTTGGTATTCCACTTGGCTTTTATACTTCTCAATGGCTTTCTAACTGGTATTTACAGGGTTTAGATCATTTCATCAAGGAGCAGCTCTGTGCTGTGCACTATATGCGCTACATGGATGACATGGTCGTTTTCGGAAGCAACAAGAGGGTTTTGCACCGCATGAGACAAGCAATTTCCGATTATCTGGAAATGGAGCTTGGCTTGGAACTTAAAGCGAATTGGCAAGTCTTTCGCTTTTCTTATGGCAACAACCAGGGGCGTGATCTGGACTTCATGGGCTTTCGTTTTTATCGTAATCGAACGATTCTTCGAAAATCCATTATGTACAAGGCCACGAGAAAAGCTCGCAAAATCTCCAAAAAGGAGAAAGCAACCATACTCGATGCTCGGCAAATGTTGTCTTATCTTGGGTGGATCGACTGCACCGATACCTATTTGATGTATCGGAAGTGGATAAAACCATGTGTTAGCTTCCAGCAATTGAAGCGAAAAGTTTCACGATATGACAAATACGATGAGAAGCGGGTATATCAAAAACTCGTCAGTCTTTACACTGCGAAAGGAGGAAAGTCGCATGGAGTTAAATTACAAATATGCCGAGAGCACAGTCCAACCGACTGCACTTGAGGTTACTGTTGGAACCGTATATCTCCGCAAGGACATTACGAGTATTACACGAACTTCCGAACAGGGTGATAAAACCACTTACTGGACTTATCAGGAAGCGGCGCTGACCCCTCAGGAGTTCAATGAATACACCAATCTGCTTATGGCTGAAAACGCCATTAAAGGTACAAATGATTCGGACAACATTGTTCAGATCATGGCAGGTCAGGAAACTGGAGATTCCCAGCAGCTTGCTATCATGGAAGCAATTGCTGATCTGTACGATGCCGTCGCAGCAATGATTCCTGAATGAGGAGGTAGCAAAAATGGTCAATCTTTACGCCACGCTTATCATCAATAAGCGTAGAACCTTCGACCAGGTGCCTGAAAAATTTAAGGCAGATGTCGAGGCAAAATTGTTAGAATATGGCTACGATACCAACGGCGATCTTATCGCTGAGGAGGAGTAACCATGTTTTATATTTTATCCAAAATTTTGATAGGAGGTAACAACATGGTAGCACTGTATGTCGCACTCATCATCGCAGGTCGTCGGACCTTTAATCAGGTTCCGGCAAAGTTCAAGGCTGCTGTCAAGGCTGATCTGGAAGCTCTCGGTCTTGACGAAAATGGTAATCCTGTGGATTAACCGAAATTGGCAGGGAGTCTACTTTGCGGTGGGCTCCCTCGCCTAATTAAAAGAGGTTTGGGGTGATATTTCCTACAAGCTTCTTAATTCATTTATGACTTCAAGGAGGATGATACATGGAAATGGAACCCTGGCTGCAAACGCTATTAACCATTTTAGGGACGATACTTGCTTCTTCTGGATTTTGGGCATATATCCAGGAGCGAAGCAAACGAAAAGCTGCTGAGAATAAGCACAACAATCTTGAAACGCAAATGCTCATTGGTCTGGCTCATGATCGCATTATTTATCTCGGCATGGCCTACATTGAGAGAGGTTACATTACACAGGACGAGTATGAAAATCTATATGAATACTTGTACAAGCCTTATGAAAAATTAGGCGGTAACGGTTCGGCTAAGCGAATCATGACAGAAGTCGACCAACTTGCGATTCATAAATCAACTTACAATGCTTGAATTGGAGGTGAGATTATGAGTTATTCTGTTTCTGGCACAATGATTACTTTGACTCGGGGTGATACTTTTTCGGCGCTTATTACGATTACTGATCTAAATGACAATCAGTATATTCCCATGAATGGTGATCGTATTCGATTTGCCATGAAGAATGACTATAATGATGAAACTCCTCTTCTTATCAAGGAGATTCCGATTGACACGATGATCTTGACCCTCAATCCGGAAGATACAAAACATCTTCCCTTCGGAAAGTACGTCTACGACATTGAATTAACGAAGGCCACAGGAGAAGTTGATACTTTCATCACAAAAGCAATTCTTAAGCTAACGGAAGAGGTGCATTGACATGAGTAGCATAAAAGCGTTTGAGTGCCTTACTGGTCATATCTCTGGACTATGCACATTATCTGGTAAATTAACTTGCTTTGGAAGTTTGTCTGGCAAGCTGTCTGCTGTGATAGATTTTAATGCTTATTCTGGAGAATATGAAGTGGTGCCGAACGCTTTTAACACTCAGGTCTTGCCAACAGCCAATAAAGTGCTTAAGAAAGATATTGTTGTTCAAAAAGTCCCATATTTCGAAACCAGTAACAACTATGATGGGGTTACGGTTTATATTGCAGAGGAGGTTAATCAAAATGCCTAACCAAAACGTTAATAAGGTTATTTATGGCGGTCGTGTTCTCATCGACCTTACTGGCGACACCGTAGACCCCAGTAAACTTCTCAAAGGATCTAAAGCTCACGACAAGAGTGGAGCTCAAATTGAAGGTGCTTGCACATTTGATGTTGATTCTACGGATGCCACCGCTGTCGCTGCTGAAATCTTGTTTGGAAAGACTGCGTATGTAAGTGGCAATAAACTAACTGGCACAATGAAAAACAATGGTGCCGTTACTAAGAAGATCACCACCAGAGACGAGGAAGTTACAATTCCTCAGGGTTTCCACGATGGCAGCGGTAAAGTGGGAATCGACGCAACTGAAAAAGGCAAGCTGATTGCCAACAATATTCGAGAGGGCGTAACTATCCTCGGCGTTGAGGGTACAATGTCCGGCTCGGAAAACATGAAACCACAGGCTAAGACAGTTACACCGTCCACCGCGAAGCAGACGATTCTGCCTGATACAGAGTATAACTGTTTGTCTCAGGTAGAAGTTGAAGCTATTCCTTATGTGGAAGCAGATAATCCTGCTGGAGGAGTGACGGTAACGATTGCGGGGTGAGAGTAAATGGCTGTAAATAAGGTCGTTTACAATCGCCGGACACTAATCGATCTGACCGCCGATACCGTCAGCAAAGAAACTCTTAAAAAGGGATTTACAGCTCATCAAGCCGATGGTACAATGATTACCGGTGAGTTTATTGGCGATGATTACGATGAAATTGACCGAATTCTTACAGCCGGTTTAACGGATGGCTATAAACATTTTTCGGACGATGGTACAATCATCAGCACAATCGATTCACAGGGTCGAACACTGGTTAAGACTTTTTCAAATGACTTTTTGACCTGTATCACGGTTCTAACTGATCCGGACGGGAATGAACTTGGTCGTACTGTGAGGTCTTTTTCTGACAATAGCAGCACGATTATTACTACCGACTCTAAAGGACAGAAGCTTGTTAAGAAGTTTTCGAATAACATGCTTAACATGGAAGCGGTTCTTACGGATGCTGCTGGTAAGGAGCTTGCCCGTCTTACAAAGGTCTTTTCCGCAGATGGGAAGGACATCACTTCGACCGTGGTTTATGGGAAATAAGATGCAATTTGAAGCCGTTGCGTGTAGGTTATTTCTGCATTATTCCTACACTTTGGCTCAAAAAGCCAGTAATTACGGGATATTTTGCTTCTACTATGAAAAGAAGTCTCGCACTTTTGTTCGCGCTGGTCATGGCCATCGGACTGCTGGCCGGCTGCGGCAGCAAGGACACCACGGACGATTCGCAGAACGGCGAGAGCGGCTCCAAGCAGATCGAAACGC